GTAATACAAAACATATTCTTTTGCCAACGCAAATGGAATTGCATCTTGTCCAAATTGTGAAAAGTCATTAAGGTCGTTATTTAAAAATCTTGGTATGTTTCCAACTCTAGTGTATACAAACTTTATAAAGTCTTTTAAAGATCTAAAGACAACTATCGGTAAGTTTGGATTTGAACCTCTCGATACACAGAAGTATTTTCTATTTATATATTCAAAAAACTTATCTGAGTAAACTTCGGTTAGATTTATTGTACTATAATTATTTTCATATGCACTTACTGACGAACCACTTTCAGTTCCTGAATCAACATATACAAATGTGAATATTATTGATATTAAATTTTGATAGGTAAGTCCAGTTGGTGATAATCCTTGTTCACTCAAGACTTCTTCAATTGTACTCATTAATACTTTAGTTGATACTGTAGTTTGTTGAGGTGTATCAACACCTACAAATCCTGCGTAACTATTATTAATCTGCGCGGCACAATCTTGATTTTGAGTAAGTTTGTCTTCAGAATTTAAATTGGCAATTGTATTTTCAGCTTGTATTTTAACATTTTCGGATTTAGCCTTACTTATTTGTTCATTTTCTTTAACCTTAGTTTGAAGTTGGGAAACTAGTTTTTCGTTAAGTGTTTGTAAGAAGTTCTCAACTGAAGGTAAACTATAGAATGGTTGTCTTGTTCCATCAAATTTAGTTTCAAATCCACTTTCATTAATAGTGTGAGTTACTTTAGTAATCATGTATGGTCCTGAAAACATAGGTATGTTTCTAATATTGAAATACATCATAGGTTGTATTAATGCACACCCCATCATATCTACTGAACAAGCATAACTTCTATTTTTATATAAGTTATATAATGAAACATTTTGTGTTGTAGATCTCCGGTTCTTTCCTAAATTAGCCATTTGATTCAACATTTCTAAAGATTCTGATGTTGGTTTACCAGGATCTTGAGCCACACTGAATGATTTGAATATTTGTTGGTTCTCCCTTGTAGGGTCTACATTAAATCCAATAATCTTGTTAGACTTATCCCAATCATTTTTGTTTTTAAGATTTTCTAAAAGTGGGTTGTCGCTAGCTCGTCTCAAATCAAACGCATCATCTCTAAATCTATAATCAATATTGTCATTCATGTTAAGGTGTTCACTTGGTTTACTAACATAGTAACAAAGAAACTTAGGCGAACTTTGTCTGTAATCTACATTCAGATAAGTTCCGAACATCATATTACCAACTTCTAATGTTCCGTCAGGTCTTGGTGTTGGGTTTTTTTGTGCGTCTTGTACATTATAAAAGTTTACATATGCCGGTAACATGAAATGTTGAAAATTGTTTTGAATTAATATTGTGGTTACCATATCCAACAAAGTATTCTTGTAAGAATTACTACCTTGTTTTTTTTCAGTCGCACCATCTTCGAGCAAATTTATAATACCGTAGATATCAACTAAAATTTTGTCACCCACATTTCTACTTGCCCTATCGACTAACAATACATCTTCAAATAATGTTTTACTTTCAAAATCAAATCCAGCAATCCATGTATCATTTAATGCTTTGAAAGTTTCCCACAATTCAACTCTTGTTTGTTCAGTGAAACCAGCTTCCAAGTTTGCTCTTGTTGCAGTATCATCGTTACTTACGAAGACATTTGGTAGTTGTTTTCTTACATATGGTAACATCACATTCAAAACATTACCAATATAAAGATCCGACTCATCAATATATGTATTCATTAAATTATAAAAACTACCCAAATTTAAATTGGGCGTTTTTAACTTTTGTGATGCATAAATTTTAATTAAAGGTGCAAAGTCTTGAACATTTTTTTCATTGAATGCAACATTCATATTAATAAAAAAGTCTGTTATATAAGACCCACTATTTTTATATTCTAACTGAGGTATTGTTGATTTACCAACATAATATTCTAAAGCTTCCCATGTTTTTGGGTTTTGTGTTTTCGATTGTGCAAGAGAAACTTGGGGTGGTAAATTTCCTTGTTCATAAGGACTATAAATAATTGGTTCTTCAATAAATTTTGAAGAGAAGGTGTAAAACAATCTCTTATTAAAATTACTTGGATTTCCATATTTAAAAGCAACATCGTAATTAATAAACTCACTTAAGACACTTTGAAACTTTTGATTTTGTTCTGTTATTACATTTTCAAGTTTTACTTCTGGCGAATCACCACTTGGTTTATTAACCACCATCAGTTCTCTCATTAATGCTTGGAAATTTTTATATGATCTCTCAGCATCTGTAATCTCATTTACCCTTCTTCGAGAACCTGGCACAAGTTCTTGTTGTATCAATGGATTTGGTAAAGTATCTTCAAAATCGTAAATTGACCTACTAAAATTTAAAAACTCGGATTCAAGATAATCTAAAACACTTGTGTCAAAAGTTGTAAATAATTCTTCAAAGTTTGAGTAATCTGAGTTTTTACCGTTAATTGAAAAGTTTTGTTGGTCTGCTTGGTCGAAGAGTATTTTCTTCATGTATGTCTCAGGATCATTTTTAACAACTCTTGAATTGTCAAACCACCCAAACTGTGGTACATCCCAAAACAATCTTACACTTCCATTAAACATTGATGGGTTGTTAGATAGTTCCTGTTTCATCAAACCAAATTTGAAAGCTTCTGATTTTACTTGATTTATGTTTGATCCAAATGAAGGTGTGACAAAATAAGTGTTTGGGGCTTTTGTATTTCTTACCAATACAGACCACGGACTTATTCTCATCGATCTCTGTAAACTTGATAAATCAAAACCAGGTGTTTCATAAATTGTTGAGTTTGTTGTATTCATCATTATTAAATTCTCATTATTCAAGTTGTTTTGAATTTGTTGAGAACCAATACCTTGTATTACAACACCTTGTAATACAAAAGGAGATGTAACTGACGGTTGTATTGATGAGGTTTGATATAATCCAATGCCTCCAGTTGTTCCTGAAATCTGTGATGAAATTATTAAGTCACCAAACAAATTAGTTCCATTAAGAATACTACCATTAGTTATAAGATTGTTTGTGATTGATAAAACTTGTACTGGCGGATTTAATACATTATATGCGTAAGATTCTGCGGGTGAAGTTGATATTTCATATATTTGAGTGTTGGCCGAAGAAGCACTAAAAACATCCAAAATAGTAACTGCAGAAACAGATGAACTTCCGCTTAAAATAGAACCTAATTGTAGTTGATATTGACTATTATTTGTTATTGTTCCAAAACTACCCAAAATAAAAGGTAAACTTGTAAACGCCGCGTTGAAGTTGAGAGGTGTTGTATAAAAACCAACTCCTCCTGGTGTACCAGTTTGTTGAGTGATCAACTGAATTGTCGCATTAAGTGCCGGTATAAAAATTGTGTGTGGTAGTGTGATGTAATTATTTGTAATTGAATTAATTGTAATACCCGTACCATTTGTTGAACAAGTACCTGTAACTTGAATTGTGTTACAAGTACCTGATATAGACTGTACCACTAAGGTACCATTGACTTGAGATTGCCCACTAAAAATTTTTAAACCTTGTATAAACACATTCCAATCATCAACTAGTTGAGGGTAAAATCCTGTGTTAATATCAGTAAATGCCGGAGCTGGTGAAGTTGCATCTAAGACTAAATTTCTTGGTGTACCATCAATAGTTAGATTATATGAATAGGTTGCTGCTGATGTTGCAGGGTCCCAATTTTCTAAATAGTTAAAATCTTTCCAAACTTCATCTAAAATATCTACTCCCGTTTCTTTGTATACTTTGTATCTGTGCCATATTGAACCGTACTTTAAAATCCAAGCATATGGTAATTTGTGTACCGCACCAAACTTTTTCAAAGTTGAGACTATATAATCCAAATCAGTTGTCGTAGAATCTTTTAGGGTTCTATATCTTTCTTTAAGAGTTGCTAAAGGTAAACTATTCAGAAACAAGTATGCAGCACTTTTATATGGTGATACTTCGTTTTGTTTATATCTAAAGTTAAATACCCCTCTTTGTATAGCATTAATAAAATAAGGGGTATTCATCATTGAGGTAGTTTGATTTGCAGTCAACTGACCTACATAGTTTTCATAATTTAAATTACCCTCAGTAATTACTTGAGATGAAAATTTTCTAGTTTCATAAAATGTTTTAAGAAGTTCCGAATTTGCGGTAACATCTATGTTTAAAAAATTAAAATGAGTAAATGGTCTTTTATCATTTCGTGTATCTTGTAGTGTAAAGTTTGTAACCGTCTTGTGAACTTCATTGTAATTTAAAATATTTTTAGTGTCATAAACCTCGTTTGCGTTATTTAAACTTTTACCGTTTGCCATGTTTACTTTTACCCATGGAAAATCTGTAATAGGGTATGTATCAACAAAATCAAATTCATTTGATACTGATGAATCACTGAGATATTTAGTTATATTAACAATATTGTTTTGATTGCTTAGTGATACCGTTGGTTGAGATTCTAAAGATGAAAAAATCGCTCCATTATATAACACATTAGGATTGTTAACATCATTTCTTAGATATGGAGTAACAAATTCACCTCTAACAAATGTTTGCCAACTTTCACCTTGTCCTTCATTTGAGATGTGTCTTAAAAATGGTACATAATTATTAGAATCTAAAAGATACTCTTTTAATTTTTTTGCCAAAAATGGATTATCAACACCCAAACTTTGTAGTACATTCACCGCCTCAGCGTCTCCTTCAACTTCATATATGCTTAAGTTGTATCCTGATTTTCTATTAAATCTACTATAAAAAGAGTTTATCATTAATCTCTCATAGATTTCATAAAAATATTTCGATTCTTCTTTGTTTTGAAATACCTCATTTGAAATAGGAAAATCAATCCCGTTTAACGATTCTCTTTCGGGTTGTAAATCAGAACCAAATGATTGTGAGTCAAATAAATCAGTATTAATTCTTTCTGTATAACCTTTGATGAATTGTTCAACAAATTCAACTTCAGGCCAAACTTCAGGACTGTAAGCCCTATATGTCGTTGCAACTGTTTGATCACCAGGATAAACGATTTCAAATTTTTCTTTATTATCCTCACCAATAGTTTCTTTAATAACCTGTGGCCATGGATAAATTGGTTCGTTATTTTGGGTAGAAGTTTTAACATCAACACTTGGTGCCGATGTTACATTACCAAATATTGCCGCTCTTCTGTATTTATTCTCTCTTTGATCCCAAGCTTTTTTATGTACCTCATCGAGTAATCTAAGAAACGCTTCACCTTGACAATAAAAGATTGCTAAGATGTTTCTTATGTTTGGAACAAATCCTAAACCTCCGTTTCCTTGAGAGTTGAATTTTGTTGCCAAACTGGCACTTATAGCGGACTCAACAGTTTTTCTTTTTTCAGATGCAGTTTTAGCTATTTGATCTGTCGTTTCCATGAATGAACCAGGTCCTTCGAATACATAAACCTTGTTATCGTTTGCTGCTAATGTACCTTCCAAAGTTTTTTTGTAGTTTATAATTACAGAATCTGACTCTGAATAATCTCCTTTTGGTGCATTTTTTTGTGCGACATATGTTGCAACCAAATCAATCATGGAAATATCGATTTGTCTTTGAAATGTGTTTTCAAAATCTATATTGACAGGTATGTTTGATTGTGTTGTTACACCCCCAACCGTAAAACTTCCTTTAATACCAAACACTGAATTTTGTTGTAAAACATCATTGTATTGATTTATGTCCGCAACTAACTTTGAAATTGCGTCAACTCGTTTGTTTGGGTCTTCATAAACTGTTTTGAAGACATAGGCATTCTGAAATTTTTTTTTCAAAACAATTGGATAGTCTCTATCCATATAGGTGGTAAACCAAGATCCGCTTGAAAATAAAAAAACTTTTTGTTGGTATGTTAATAGATTGTTTGTATACAAAGTCATATCAGTCAGAAGACCCATATTTTCTTTCTCAAACTGATCTAAAACTTCTTTGATAAAATTTTGTAATCTATATTTTAACTGTAACAAAGTTATTTCAGGGAAGTTGTCAGGAATTAAACCTTTGGATTTATAAATAGAATAAACTTCTTTCATTTTCTGATAACCTCTACTCACTGTTTGTGGTGCCGTAACCGAACCAGATCCTGATACCGTATTACCTTGTTCCTTAAGTATAGGGGTTGTTGTTATACTACTTTTATACATTTGTGGAACTGCCATAAGAGCCCCAAAATTCACATAAGAAAGTAATGTATATTTGTATCCATAAAATTTTAACTTAATTTGAAAGTTATGTGTACTTGGATCAAATGTGGATGTGAAAGATTGTAACATTATTGGAAATTTGATTGCTTTTCCATAATATCCTTTAAGTGTTAAAGTAAACTGTGGGTACGGTAATTGAAAAAATGCTGCATATGGAGAATTGTTTCCACCTTCAAAAAGTGCTCTTCCTTTCACATCTTCTAAGTCAACATCAATTAAAGGTAAGAAGTCGGTTCCTATTGAAACATTAATAGACTTCATTCCTAATAACCCATTATCTACAGCCCCTGGTGTTCCATTCGACCATAGGTTCTGTGTAATGTAATAGTCATCAGATTTGTTAGGATTAGTTGGTTGTTTTTGACTTGGTTGATTTACACCTTGACCTGTAAGAGTGTCTTTACCTGTAAGTTCATCAGCCCAACCTGTACCCAAGAATGTATTATTCCCTGGATTAAGGAAGTTTATTTTACCAACAGATACTGTTCTGACAGAATCATTTAATGCGGTACCAACCGCTAGTTTTGTTCTCGGTAGAACATTGCATTCGAGATTTGCATAGTAAACAAGGTTCTCTTGTTTTACAAGTCTGTCTGATATGTTCCCCTGTTCATCTATAACTTTGTTAGGGTCAATTAAACTTATGTTGTCGTAGTCAAGTTCTACTAATATATTTTCTTGATCACCTACCATAATAAAAGAAGTAATTTTCGTATGAGTTTTTATAGTCTTGTAAAGAAGCTACCAATGGAAATGGAATTGTCAATACTGCACCATCAGGAATTGCCCATTCACTACCCGAAAATTGTGGATTTGCCATTTGGATCAACCAACCAAAGTATGGTGTTCCATAAAACTGTTGAGATATTTTATCTAATCTTGATTGACCTACCTTGTAAATATAATTTTTGTCTGATGACTTAGATGGTAGGGGTGCAAACGGAACCGGTGTTTGTTCTCCGTTTATTAAAAAATCACTATATCTATTCCAATATGAGTATGGCATAATTAATTAAATGTTACTTTTCCGTTGAATGTATTTTTCTTATCATTCAGGTTAATATTTGAATACAAATCTTTTATTTTTTTACTTTTTGAGTTCAGGTCACCAACAGCTGGTGTTACATAGGAACATGTTTTTACTGTATTATCAGGAACTTTCCAAGTTGTTGCCTCTTTATAAAGAGGATCATCCTCGAATTTTTTCAATTCGTTTGTCAAATAGGTTTGAAAAGCTTTGAATTCTTTTTTCAATTCTTCACACTGAACTGTTATTGTGTTTGCCAAGTTATTAGCATCCCCTTTAACTTCCGGACCATTTGTAAGTTCGTTTACCATAGTTGTGAATTTGTCTTCTTTTAAAAAGAATGGACACATTAATGAATAATATCGGTTAGTTGGGCAATTTTCTAAAAAAGATTCGTTTTGATTAAAAACAACTTGACATCCAGAACCATTATCTATAGTTGAGTTAATCTTTTTGAAGTTGTCCCCATCGAAACCTCTTGCAACAACTAAGTCGTTGAATGCTTTTATAATGTTTTTAACTTTGAAAGTTAGAATATCAAATACTGATCCACTGTTTTCATCAACATTAAAGAATGTGTCTCCACTTAAATCATACATAAGTGGTTCATTGGTTTGAGTTAAACTTCCATCTAACTGATCAGATATAACATCTAATTTTCTAAACACATAATTTAAATCAGTTTGTACTGATATAATATTTGTGGAGTTGTTGAATATTGTATTTAAAATTTCTGTTTTTCCTAATCCGACTTGAGCTTTTAATTTTTCCTGTATTTCTCTTTTTTGTTTTCCTGTAATTCCTCCAGATCTATCTAAAGCCGCTTTAAGGATAGGGTTATTACCCAAAACAATATCATCTTCACATTGTTTAACTAAACCGTCCACTAAGTCTTGATATTCATTTGACTTACCAAAAATCTGAACTTCAGTTTTTAAATTCGTGTATTCTGCCAAATCACCTTTTGTGTAGTTGTTATTTTTAATAGACATCAAAACCGCACCATAAGAGTAGTCTAATGTTGTTTTACTCAGTGAGTCATAATATGCTTTGAAGTAACCCTGAATGTTAGTTTCTAATTCCGCATAAACACCACTATAGTCCATTGTTGTTGCATCAACCACTGAACCAACCGTTGAACCTCCTCGTTTAGGTTGTACGCTGTTAATAGCCGCCTGTTGTTGTTGACTAACCGGTGGTAATCCCCCTGTTAACTTCTCAACAACATATTTATCTCTTTCACTTGTGTCTTCAGTCGCAACGGCTCTTTCATCATAAATTTCAGTGTTTGCGTAGTAATTGAATGAAAGCGCGTTTTGAAGTTGTTGTACAGGTTCTTTAAGTCCCATACCACCAATGACATTGAATCCTATCGTTACCTTAGCTAACATTGGTTGTACACCAATCCCTTCAGGGTTTATATCTAATTGTTCAAATGTTAATCCTAATGAAGTAGGAATAATTTTAGTATGGAAAAAGTCACCGATTCTTAATACTAACACAGGTGGTGCACCAAATGATGTGTTTAACGCATCGTTATATTTTGGTCTACCGTCAGGACCAATAATTGGAATAGTTTGTCCAGGTCTTGTGCATTGATGTAAAAATGTAAGTCTTGCATTTAAACCTTCAGGTGTCATAGAGTGAAATGCCGGATTAAAGAATTTAATTTTATCCTTGATTGTGTCAAAAACCATGGGGTTTGATTCTTTAATAACTTCGAAGTAATCACACTCTGTGAATAAGTTTCTAAGTATTTTTTTTGATATACCTTCTTTAATTTTTTGTTCAACAGTAATTTTAGGTTCTGGTTTAATACTTTGAGTAATACCCGTAAGAATGTCTTGTGAGTTATTAACTGTAGGTCCAGGAGGTGTTGAGCTTGAACCGTTAACAGGTTTTTCGGGTTCTTTTTGAACTTTAGCGGTTATCTTTGTAATTGCAACCCTACGACAAGCCATTGCAGGTATACTGTAGACCTGTGATACAGCCGTAACTTTTGCCGGATTATAACTAAGGTCAGCAATATTATTTGTACAGTTTACACTTGCAGTTAGAATATTTCCACCTGTTGAATTATTAACACTTATATCTGTTGTTATTGTAGTTGCAGTTGTTTCTTCTCTTGTCTTAGGGATGACAATTTCTTCACCATTAGGATTTAATGTGAGATCAAATCTTCTATTATCATCGTAGTATTTTTGTAATGTTGTACCTCCTGATAAGGGTTGTTGTAAAAACCATTTTAAAACCGAATCATTTCTTCTTTGAGATAACTTAAGATTATACGATGGTGTTGCAATTGCCGATGCAGAACCAACCATTTCAATTTGAATTGATCCATTTTTATTTATCAAAATATCTTCGATTTGTTTCATCAAATCGTTTTTAACAAAATTAAAGTTTCCGATTACTACCTCATTAAAGAAGTTTGGTACACCAGATCCAGAGAAAATGTCGTTACCTGATTTTACTTTAGCCGGTGCTTTTGTTTGATAACTTGATTGTTTTCCAACATATTGATTATACCAATAGTCAAAAGGTTGACTAGCAACAACGGCTGTAGAGTTTGTACACTCAGGACAGTCGTTATCAAAGTAAAATCCTGTACCTTCAAATTTGGAAAGATCAACAGTTTCAAATTCTGGATTACCTTGTTGTTGAGTACCTGTTGCCGTATTATTTGCATTACCATCACCACCCTCAGCCTTTCCAATAGTTGTACTTGTTGCTTCATCTACAGGTAAACTTTGTAATACTTGAAATTGCTCTTCTTCGGTTAATCTTGGGTTGTTTAATATTTGTTGATACACAAATAAATCTTTAGTCGGTATTGTGTTAAACTTAATACCTAACTCATAAAGATCATATTTTGTACAACCGGCATAAAAAGAGTCAACGATACTTTGTATCCTATCTTTTTGTACTCCTTTTAATTGTTTTTCAATGATTGTGTTCATCATTGCTGGGTGGTCAACAATTATTGTCCAACTTAACTGACCACTTCTAGTTGTATTTTTATAAGTGTAGATAGGTTCAGGTCTTCCTAAGAATGTTGTTGGGTTAAACTCAGGTCTTGAGTCATCAGAGAATGTTAGGTTATAGGGTGGGAACCACATAATTCTTCCACCATTTGGTCCTTTCTCACAAACAGGTAAGTCATCATAAGTAAATCCTGGTCTATCTGATGTTCTCCAAGCCAAGTTCTCTAATGAGAACATATATTTTTTAACCTTACCATCAACTATGTTTGTAGAACCTGGATTTCTAAAAGGAGCAATATTCAAGTTATATGTATTATCAAAAATTGAGTAGTCAAATTGTCTTCCTGTTTTAGTAATACCATCAACTTTCTGAAGATCAGCGTATGTAAAATATGGTGTATCTTTTTGAAACACTCTACAATACTCAAGTCCCGCTTGTGTTCCGTCGGCTTGATTAACATAAGATAAGACTTGAGAACCTTTGGTAAGTTCTTTATATCCATCATTGAATACTTTAGATACTTGATTGATTGCAGTTCCAACATGTTTTAATCTTGCTTCACCTTGTACTTGATCTGCAGATTCAATTAATCTTTGAGTATTATAGAGAATTGATCCAGGTTTGAATTCAATGTTTGTGGACTCATACTGTAGGTAGTCCCCCGATATTTCGTTAAACTCACCATCAACACTTCCGGCCCCACCACCTTGAGTTGCTCTAAATCCTGCGTTGGGTTTATATTTTGGTGAAGTCCAAACTAATTGACCCGCAGTTCCTCCACCATCTTCATAAGATTTTCCTTTGAGACCAAATTTGATTTGTTCGTTATTACCTTCATAAAGAATGGCTAATTCTTGAGGTCCATAAACAATGGTCGCTTGTTGTTGACCAAACTGATTTACAGGTACTTGGTTTGGTGGTGAATCGATTAAACTTGGCTCGGCATTAGGACTACCAACATAGTATGTTCCTGTTGCTGGAGTATCTTGTCCAACCAAAGCACCGGCCAAAGCTGAAAGACCTTGTATTAAACCAATATTATATGAAGGTCGATATAAGTTATAATTTAATGTTGCAAATAAAGTAGATCTAGTACCGTTACCTGTATTTGCAACAAATATTTCAGACGGGTTTCTACTTTTGTTTAATATTGGAGATAGTAAACCTCCCGTTAAATTATTAATAGTGTTTAAAGCACCGTTTTGTTGTTGTGGATTTACATATGGTGTATTTTCATCAAAGTAATCTCCAGGTATAAACGACACAGGAAAATATGTTCCTGTAATTCTGTTGGCCAAATTAACAGCATTTACTAAAGGATTTTCAGGAACTGTAATCTTCCAATCTCTAATAAAGAAAGGTTGTTGACCTGTTGCTAATAAACTCGCAGTAAATGGGTCAGATATTGTATCTAAATTTATTGCACCTATAGTTGCCTGATTAATTTCTTGAGCAACTCTTTCATCAAATGCGATCTTTAATTGATCAGCACCAATTTTAGCTAAATAACTATCAGATGACAATGGACCATTCGATCCAATCGGGTCATCTTGAAATATCATATTAAATAATGAATATGATGAATAGTTGTAGTATCCAGGATTCCAATAAGGTTGGTATATAGGGTCTGAAAGGAAGGTATCCGTAATTATAACTAAATCTGTGTACCCTCCTGATGGTCCCCATCTATTTGTTACATACGCCGATTCAATGTAAAATTCATTGATTACAACTAAACCTTCCTCTTGAGCGGCATCCAAAGGATAGTATGGCCCTTGATTTGGTTCTAATACAGGAGTCAAATTAACTCCGATTGGTACTCCAAATCCTCCGTCAGGTCCATATTCATTTAGAGGATATAGATCTTTAGCAAAGATGTTTGTCGATACATAATTGTTGGGGGAATCAACAACATTACTGACTGTTAGGTCAGTTTCATAATTGATTGGGTTTTCAGGAGAAGTATAACTTCCCGGCACATTATATGGTGGTAGGTTTCTTACCAGTAACTGTTTTCTGAATGTTTCTGAATTACCAAATGATAAAAAACTTTCGGCCATACTTTTATTTTATAAATAGATTATAGTCTATTTTTTTTTATAGTATATTATTGGTTTTTCATACCTGTTGCTGCCGATGGTGCGGACCCTCCGTCAAGAGAATATGATACAGCAGTTGAAACACTTGGGTTTTGGATAGTTTGTAATAAAACATTTGTAATTTGTTTTTCATCCATTTTTGCGGTGTTTGCATCACCTTCAACTTTGACATCGATTTCAAGTTTTTTAGGTTGAGAAGGTTGTTGTTCTCTACCAAAAGTAGTTTTAACACTTTCTATCGCATTATCAAAAACATTTTTAACATAAGTTTCAGTTCCTTTGATGTATTTGTCAACTAAGGCAAGAGAGTTGGTACTAAAATCTGACAAAGCTTTGTCCATCATTTCTTTATTATCTGTTGCAAATCCATATCCAAAATCTTCAACAGGTCCTGAAATACCTTGAATATTTTCTCTTATGCTAGAAACCGTACCTAATCCTTTTTTGTAGTTCTCGGCTAAACTTTTAGTGTTGTCGGCAACGAAATATCCTAATTTTTCTATACTTGGTGCGGTGGCTCTTGCTAGTGTTCCTGCCACTTTCCCACTCTGTAAGTAAGCATTAATTTGTTTTGTTTGATCTAATTGATTAATTGCAATATCCTCAATTGATTTGGAAGACTCTTCATTTGCTTTCTGTAAATTTTTAATGTCGTCGGGTGTCAACTCTTCAACTTTTTTGGTCGTTTCAAAACCTTTTTCATCTTTAACTTGGATTGTTGCAACACCTCTCTCATCTAGTTGTGCCATTGAAGCGATAAGTTCTTTAGTGGCTTCATCACCTTCAGCAAGTGACGGCATTCTAATTTGTTTTAATTTTCTATCAAAATCACTAGCTTGGATGGACATTTTTGCAAACTCGTCGGGCATCATACCTAATTCATTTGCAACTTCTCGTAACCTTCTTTTAGCCCCAGGTAATATTTCCATCTTTCCTGTCTTTTCGTTAAAAGTAGTAAACTCTTTACTAAGGTTTACCATTTCTTTTTGAAGTTGTTCAGGATCGTTTTGAGCTAAGTCCATCGCTCTTAGTGGGTCAAGTAATGCCCCTGATGTTACACCCAATCTTTGGAGTGCGGCAGACATTTCAATGGCTTTTTCAGGTGACATTAATCCTTCTGCCAAATCAAAAACATCACTCATTTTTACACCTAATCTTTCTGAAGTTGCGGCCATTTTTGCTAATCCTTGTACACCACCTTCGAAATTATATAAATTCATTTGTTTTAAATTTGATGAAACTGATTCAGCAACTCCTTTTACTGAAACACCAACACTTCTTGCGTAATCAGTAACTTCCGCCATTTCTTCACCAACCGATTGAATTGAAACTCCAACCTCTCTAAAATTAGCCACTAATTCACTAACATCTCTTCCTGTTACTTTTGATGTAGCACCTAATTCAATAATTGTTTTGGAACTTAAACTTGCGGCAGTTCCTAAACTATCCATAGCCTCCGTTAACAGTCCAACAACTTCAGATTCTTGATAACCAAACATCATCAACTCAGGAGTTGCCTCTGCAATAGTGGCCCTAAATTCTGATATTCTATTTTTTGCTAATCCAAAACTTGATTGTATTTCTGTGGCCTTAATATCTAACTCTTCAAACACAGTTTGGTCAAATAGATTGGCAGCATCCATAAAACCTTCCACTGCAGTTTGAAAGGTTTCTTTAACTTTTTCGATTACATTGTAATCGAATGCGTTAAGTGTTTCTGAAGTTTTTTTTATTTCTGATTCACTATCTTTAGTTTTATTTTGTTTTGTGATCGACTTTTCCAAATTTTTTATCCTAACATCCTGATCAGAAATCATTTGTTTGAGTTCTTTGTTAGTTTTGTTGTCTAAATCGTCTTCTAATGGCATGTTTGTTTTTTTTCAATAAATACTTTATTTATTTTTTTTAGTATCTTCAACATACTTGTCCATTAGATATTTTCTAACATAGGTAGGCATAGACATAAACTCAGAGTATTGAGTTCTGAAAATTCTTGAAAAGTAGTAAAACTCGTCTAATATAATTGACTTATACTGATAAGAAAGGCCGAAAAAACTCCACCCCAAAAGTAATATCAATCATTACTTTTTCTCCTGACGGGGCTGTTACTTCTTTTTTTAGGTCTAATCTTGGTTCGTTGTCAAAAATAAATCTTCTAATAAATTTAGAATCCCCGATTGGCATTTGTTCTATGAAGGTCGCAATTTTGTTTCTATCGGTGTCACCATCAATCGCAACAATTTGTTTGTTTAATCTTGTTGTAATAACAGGAGCAGTTCTTTCAGATGGATAACTGTCAATCAACTGATCAATTTCCATCTTGTCTTTCATGTTTAATATTTTTAACCTAACAGTTTTTCCTGAAACAGGTAACTTAGTGGTAAATAGACCATCTTCGTCAGGTGCTACTAAAGTTTTTTTATAATTCAATTCATCAAGTACAATTGTTGTCTTGAATCTTTCATCCGTTGAGGGGTCTGTTGCGGACAATGTATATTCAGGACCAAAAGATGTGTTTCTTAAGAATATAAGAACCGCCTCAATATCACCGTCAATCATTTCTTCTGGTCTTAAATCTCTTTCATAAATTTTACTTCGAAGTAATGGTGCGATAATACTTTCTTGAATACTTTTTTTCGCATCAGCATTTGCAATTATATTTTCGTCCGACGCTGTCAAGTAACCTACCTTGATGGATTTCTTTTTTGATTTGTAAAATATACCTTTGCTTGGTAATTCTATAACATCGTGTGGTAAATTAAACTCGGCTTGTCCTGCCTGATAAACATCTTGTTCCATAATATAAAGTTCTTTTTGTATAAAAATAGAAAAGACCTATCACTAGTAAAGTGAATAGGTCTTATTATATGTTTTTATTGTTCTTAGTAAACCAAGATACAACGGTCCATTCTCATGTTTGCAGAAATTTTAGCAATACCATCTGTTGAATAAGATAGAGATCCTCCATCATATCCTGTTAAGAATGTACCTTCCAAAATCCATTTTTCTACAACAACACCTGTTGGGTCTAACATCTCAAGGTCAACATTCTTTTTGTAACCCGCCGCGTAACCCATACGACCTGTAACTGACTCAGCACATAAACGAATCCATTCCATTACCGCTTGTGACGCTGAAGGCCCAATTGGGTCACGGAAAGTAACGGGAAGTTCACCCCAAGTAAATCTACCTGCAACATATGTTGAAGTGTTCAAAAACTGAATCTCTGTTGCCGCAATTGTAAGTTTTGGTCTTGAAGTGGTTTCTACATACCACTCATTAATACCAAGTGATGATGGAAACCTTAAAATCCATCGGTTCTCCCTTTTCGGTTCGTAAGGGATCGGCATTTTCATCAATAAATCAGCCATATCTTATTTTTTAAAT